TATTTTTTTTGTAAAATCATTAAAAAACATTTGACATACTTTGTCAAGAGTTGTAAAACAATATTCAACAGCGCAACATCACCGCCACCGGATGGGCCGGTAGGCTACCATGTTGAGCAAAAAATATAAGGAGTAGATATGGAAAAGCTATGTCAGGAATATCTTGGCGCCAAAGCCGCAGAAGCGGCGGCCAAAAAAGTGCGTCTGGATATTGAAAAACAAATTTTGGCTAACCTGGCCGATACACCATTAGAGGGTAGCAAGACCATTGTGCCGGGTGGGCGTTTTAAGCTGACCGTTACCGCTAAACTATCCCGAACATTGGATTACGACCGCTATCGTGCGCTTGATCTGCCTGAGAATATCCAGTTCGTTGACCTCAAACCAGCTATTAACATCAAAAAGATGCGGGCGGTTGAGATGGTTGACCCTGACCTGGTAGCGGAGGTTGTTACTGTTAAACCTGCCAAAACATCAATTAAAATTGTGGAGGTGAGTGATGGATAAGTGTGAGTTTTGCGGACAAGAATATCAACCAGTAGTAATTATATCAAATAACGACCAAGTTAATGCTTATATTTGCGGGTGTTCTGATGTTGAATTTGAGGACAATTTCCCAGGGGCGTTAGAGATTCATTTAGAAGCGGAGGTGGAATGATGGAACTGAGTAAACTTGTCCAGACTGGCATACAGAATAAGCCACCAAGAATAGCGATTCACGGCGTGCATGGGGTGGGCAAATCGACTTTCGCCGCACAAGCACCAAGCCCCATCTTCCTCCCAACCGAAGATGGTCTTACATCCATTGATGTACCGCATTTTCCTCTTGCTACCTCATTACAACAGGTATGGGATTACATGACGACCCTTATCAAAGAGGATCACGATTATAAAACTTTTGTGGTTGATTCTCTTGACTGGTTGCAGAAGTTGATCTGGGAAAAGGTATGCGAAGAAAACAAAGTAGCGTCAATCGAGAAGATAGGCTACGCGAAAGGCTACATCTTTGCCATGAAACACTGGGAGAAGTTTGTCAACGGCTGTAACAAGCTCCGTGACCAAGGTATGGCGATAGTCTTGATAGCCCACAATGAAATCAAGACGTTTTCCCCTCCCGATGGCGAGAGCTACGACCGTTATATTATCAAACTTCACCGCCACGCCGCTACTATGATAGAGGAGTGGGCAGATTGTGTTCTGTTTGCCAACTTCAAGGTGTTTGTGGATAGCGATGATGGAAAGGTAGTAAACAATGATCCAGAGCGTGTTTTGTATTCCGCCAATCGCCCAGCTTGGCGGGCCAAGACCAGATATAATCTGCCGGAAGAAATGCCGATGGATTTTAAGGTTTTGATGAATGCGATTAAAAAAACCAACAAATAGCCCCGTCTATTTGTCAACTAAAAAGCAGTAAAACTCACAAAAAGGAGAACAAAACAATGGCAGATTTTACAAGTATTGCACTCGATGAAAATGTAGAGGAAGCTGGTGCAGGGTTTACTCTGATCCCCCCAGGCTCCTATGAGGCAACTATCATCAAAGATAAGTTGCAGGACAACAAAGCCGGTACGGGCAAGGTATGGGTGGTGCTGCTCCAGATCACCAAAGGACAGTTCGTAAACGAGCAGGTAAAGGATTACATCAATGTTTCAAACGCAAGTGCAAAGTGCGCCGCAATTGGCCAAGGCACACTGAAGCGCATCTGTAACCTGACTGGAGTGACATACCCGCCCAAGGACACAAAACCGATGATTGGCCGTCCCATTGGTATTAAAATTGTGCATGAAGAGTTTAAGTCCAATAATACCGGTAAGATGTTGAAGTCTGTCAAGGTAAAGGCTTATATCCCTGCCGCCGATGTTACCGGAGCGGCTCCGGAGCCCCCTGCACCTGCTGACGCTGGGGATGGTAACGATGGGGACGATTGGTAAAACAAACAAGCCCCAGCCAATTACGGCTGGGGCGTAACTTTGGAAACTGAAAATGGCCGATTTATCATTCATAAACGAAAATCATCAAGATATAGGCACAGCTATTGATGAGCTATTAGCCGCCAGACAGCAACAACGAGGTTACATGGGATTATCTCAAATTGGTATTGTCAACGAATGTCCTCGAAAAGCATGGTGCATGATGCACGGCTATATTGGTGAGGACTTCCCTGGGCGCATTTTGCGACTGTTCAGGTCTGGTGACGATTGCGAGTTTAATATGGTGACAGACCTCAAAGATATTGGCCTGAAAGTGTGGGGTGAACAAAAGGAAGTCCGTGTTGATGATAACGGTAAATCATTCGTGGGGCACATTGACGGACTGATCTCTGGCCTTGATGCCTTTGGACTTGGTAAGAAAACCTGCCTATTGGAAATTAAGAGCTGCAACCAAAAGCGATTCAACGAGCTTGTAAAATGTGGCGACTATTGCACATGGGGCGGAGCCGCATACAAGGCGCAGGTGCATATTTACGCAACGTTGCTTAAACTTGACCGCATATTCGTAGCAGTCGAGAATAAGAATACCAGCGAACGTTTTTTTCAGCGTTTTGACCGTGATCTTGAACACGCAGTTGAGACCATGCGGAAAGCATTTGAAGTGATGAATATGGAAAAGCCGCCTACTGGGAGTTGCCCTCGCAGGGATTGGTACAAAGCTAACTTTTGCAGTTATCGGAGAGAATGTTTTGGATAATTTCAAACTACGCCCCTATCAAATCGAAGCCGCCAAAGCCCTGGACGCACACTTGCGGACAAATAAAATAGCCTTGCTATCTGCGGCCACCGGAGCGGGTAAGACCGCTCTGGTATGCCGTATGATTATGCGATACTACCACGACAAACCAGGCCGGACGTTTCTTGTATTGGCGCATAAATACGATCTGCTCAAACAGTTCTATTCTACTTTTGAACGGTCCACCGATATTCCAACGGCTGATATTGATTATTGTTGTGCGTCAATTCAGAAGACCACTAATTTTGACTGCCGGATTATTCTTGCCAGTGTGCAGACCATTGTCAACAAGCTAAATATTTATGGCGGGGCTGATTTTGTGGTTGTTGACGAAACGCACAGAGTATCGCCAACTAATGAATCACAATACCAGAAGTTACTTTCAATACTCCGGGAGTATAAACCAAACCACCGGATGTTAGGTGTTACAGCTACCGTGTACCGTCTTGGGCATGGAATGATATACGGCGACCGTTGCCGACCTGGACGCACAAATTTTTTCCCAGGCCTCACTCACAAAATATCATACAAGCGGCTGGTAGCAGAAGGCCACCTAATGCCGCTCAAAGGCAAAGTTGCTGCATCAGATGGTGTTTTGGCGGAACTAAACGGCGTGAAGCTGACAGGCGGTGAATTTACAATGGGAGAGGCTGGCTGTGTAATGGGCCATCATGTTGAATCCGCCGTGGAAGCCTACGAACAACACGCGAAACATCATAAAAAAGTGGCAGTGCTTGCTTGCACGATAGAACACGCAGAGCAGCTGACAGAGGCATTCCAAGACGCAGATTATAACGCCGCCGCAGTCCATAGTAAGGTGTCAACTAATGAACGCAATCTGATACTTGAAGAATGGCAATATGGTGAGGTTGACATTGTCGTATCGGTGAACGTACTTGTCGAAGGTTTTGATTTTCCGGGGCTTTCTTGCCTGATTATGTGCCGCCCGACTAAAAGCCCCGTTATCTGGGTACAGGCTATAGGCCGAATCCTGCGTACTGCTCCAAATAAAGACGAAGCCCTGCTTATTGACATGACCGGAAATGTTAGAGAGTTCGGGCTTGATCTGGATAACCCCAAATTCACGATCCCCCAATCAGCAGAAGGAGAAGGCGGAGAGGCACCAACAAAGATATGCCCAGGGACAAACAAAGATGGTTCAGCCTGTGGTGCGGTAGTATTCGCCGCCACTCTGGTATGCCCTGATTGCGGTTATGAATGGGATGAGAAGAAAGTGCAAGCCACCTTGGGAGATATGGATGATGTTGACTTTGAGCAATTAGAGCCGCCGCAATGGTATGCCGTTGATGATATGCTGCCGTCAATCCATCAATCACGAAACAATGGGAATAAACTATTACGAATTGAATTATTTTTGCGGCCTGATAATCCATATGCAAGACAAGAAAGGGTATCTGTATGGTGTTGCTTTGAGGATTATTACGACGGCTATGCAATCGAGAAGGGAAAAGAAAAATGGGAATTATTTTCTGATGAACCATATCCGGCCAGTGTGGAGGAGGCTGAGTGGAACTTTGATAGTCTTAACCCGCCATTCCAGGTGCTTTGCTCTAAAGACGATAAAGGGTATTTAACTGCCGTTGATTTTGATTTTGAGAATCAAATTGTAACTAATAACACGGAAGTACCGTTCTGATCAAATAACATTTTATCCT